TCTTCAAAGATGTATAAAGTCATTCTTGCACTATCATAATACATGCATCCATAATGGAATGGGTCAGGATACCAACCCCAGTCAACTCCTCTGTACAGCTTATCCCATTTAGCAATTTCTTTATCTGTAATTTTTCTAATATCAAGATTATCAAATACCTCAGTTCCATTTCCTACTGGTATACCTAAATACTCATGCTCATATGCTTTGGGATTTACTTGCTTGAGCCACTCAGCATCATCTATGAACTGTTGTCCCAACCATTCAGGTGGGGCTTGTAAATAAGTAGTGTGAGATACGACAGTATCAGGTCTTAGTTTTTCTTTCTCTATATAATCATTAGCCCAGTTCTGTCTTGACTTAGGCGGGTTCATAGACTTAAATACTATAAAGTCATTACCACCTCTGATAACAGACTGTTGAACTTTTCTTATTTCTTCTTCGCCTGCAAACTCATCAAACTCCTCAAACCACAGATAACCTATATATCCAAAAGGCACTTTGATAGATTTAGACTTTGCCGCTTTATCCAATCCCTTAAATATGATTCTCTGTCCGGTTCGTAGATATTCAGCTCTCATTGGAGATTTAGTGAGCTTCCAATCACTTGCTACACCTAATTTATCAATAGCCCATTCAATTTGTGCATATACAGAAGTCTCTAATGTATCTCCTACTTTTCTATACACGACAGCATGCTTTCTGAGCATTTTCCTTTTTCATCATATTAAAGACTATCTCTATAGATACAACTGAGGACTTCAAAGAACCTCGTCCACCAGTCAAGTCATAATATGTATGCTTATGTTTTTTTATATCATTGTGAATATTATAGAAAGCTGGACCTATGCAATTAATAAGTGATGTCTTTTTACTCTTCATTATCTTCCTCTTCTAACTCAGCATCATCTGGAATATCATCAACTATAAGAACTCTTGCATCCACATTAATATTCTTAGATTGTACATCTAATCTACGTGCCAGCTCAGATGCGGCTCGTGTTCTATCCTGTACAGATACATCCATATCAAACTGGTCTTTCTGCTCGCCTCTCATAACAGAAGTAAGGTATTCCATAACCTCCTGAATGTCTGCAATTCTGCATGATTGTAACCTTTCATTAATGGCAGTTGATGTATCTCCTCACGTTGTTTTGTTTTAACAGTCTACATCCATGTGCGGCGGCTGTCTTCACACTATATCCTGCACTTATTGCTGATTGTGTTATGTTATTAGTTTTCATATATTCTTGTACAAATACTATTTGTCTATTGTTTAATAACTTCTTTGCTTCTACTTCTTTATCTGTTTCTTTAGTCATTATCTTTCACCTCATCCCATAGATTTTTCAATGTTTTTATCACTTTTATTTGTGATGCTGTTTTGATTAATTCTTCTTTTCCCTTTTTTACTTTATACATTTTTATATATCTATTTTGCTCTTGAGAATAGAATTGATATGTATTTATACATACTATTATATTCTTTGATTTTAAAGCAGTTTGTAATTTATACATTAACTCCCTGGTATTCATTATCCCGCCTCCTTTTTTATGATTTTTAACATATAATGTATTATATTTGTTAATTATTATAATATGTTTTGTTAAAGTTGTAAATAAAAAGTAGGTGGTATATTTCTATACCGCCTACTTGATGCACTTTGATTTGTATTATGGATTTTATATGTTAAATTAATGGAGAAGTATTATCTAACCATGTTGACCACCCCCTTTATCTAATATATGCACTCTTTTCTTATCTACAGTCAGCTCAACAAATCCATCTCTTATCTTATACCTAAAAGTACATTTATTGTCCGTTTCTGTATATGCATATACTGTTAATGCGATATTATCCAATATAATTTGCATATATGTTACCGCCTCCTTTTTATTTATTATAACACGATAACCAAATATTTTATATGCTAATCTATACTGAAATAATGATTCTTATAATGGAACTTAGGTGTTCCAAATGAATGATAATGAGACATTCTAAATGCTGTTATCTCATTGTCAAGCTGACTTTCAAGTTCTGTATTTATAGCTTTATAGGTTTCTTCTGTTGGTGTAACATCATATATTTTTCCATTACTTACCACCTCAAATTGATGTTTCTGCATTATAACATCTTTTACAGTGTTTGGATACTTATCTGAATCTACCCTATTTAGTATTACATCAACCACATATTGTTTTCCAATAAATCCTTCTGTCCCAGCTTCCGCTTCCACGCATTCTGCAAATAACTCATATTCATCATTGTCCATCCAATAACTAGGATGAACTTCACAAGATTGAACTATATTTGTATCATTCTCTTCTATGTATGGTGTAGCTGTAGCAACTTGTTTATTAGTTTCTGTATTTTTTGCATATAAATCATCCTGTGCTGATTTTACTGTTGTAATAAAAAGTATCCATACAATTATAAGAATACTCACACTTATTATATTACGCTTCTTTGTCATTATTTTCCTCCCATAATCTTTTATGATTATTTTCTTTTTGCCATTTTCTCCAGCATGTAGCACCCATACCTATTTCTATAGCTTGTGGGTTATGTAATTTTCTTCCACATCTTTTACAAGATGTTTGCTTTGCTTCATTCATTAGATTTCTCCTTATGTGGACTTGATATACAAGTCAAATAAAATATGCATTTTGGAGTGCAAATATATTTTTTATCATAAGCACATTTCCGGTCAATCTGTATGATAGATATCGTTCTTGTTTTCATATTTTTCTCTCAACTTTCTTAAATATTCTAATTGTTCCTTGTCTTCCTTCTCCCTCTCCTGCTTATTTACCGGAGAAAGTAAAATTAATAAAATAACCATCAATGCTGATATTACTATTAGCATCAATAATAATGCTAATATAACTAGTATAAACCAGGTATTCATTTTTTCACCTTCTTTCTTTAGTGTTTTATTTATGTTTTTACTCATCTACTTAATTCCAATATCTATCTGAATCCATTACTTCAAGAGCTTTCTTCAAAGAATCAGCTCTTTCCATTGTTCCATTTACATAAATTATAAATGTTCCAAAATCATCTTTCCAAATATAATTGCCATTATTATCTTCCCATCTATCGTGTCTTACCTGCTTTAATGTTGTATGTGTCATTTTTATGTCCTCCTGTTTATTATGTATTTCTTATTTACAAGTATATTGTAATACATAAAACTATATTTGTCAATAGTTTTTTATAAAAATACATAAAAAATTTATTAGGCAAGGCATGATAAGACAGCATATTCAAGAGCTATATCTTCATCTATAGTTCCCATCTTTATTCCTGCTTCTATTTCCTGACATTTAAGCATATTTCTTTTTACTTCTGCTATACTATATCCTCCTACATTCTTAGTACAGCCATACAACTCTCCTTTTGTCATTCCAGTTCGTTCCATAGCGCCTTGCTTATTACTTCCCAATCCTTGATATGCTAATAAGTTTCTAAAACCATTATATAAGATTGATACAATCATCATAGCAGGCTCACCTTTTCTTTTAGCTTCATCAAGTTTCTGTATAACTGTTTCTGGATACCCACCTAATATCGCATTAGTTAATTCAAAAGTTATATCTCCTATTTCTTTATGAAATAATCCTTGTTTATCTAATTGCACAAAACAACTATCAATGGTTAGGTCAGTTCTAACAGACGAATATTGCTTAATCTTATCTATTTCCATTAGTATTCTACCATAATCATAATTGCAATATTCAACTAACTTGCTTGAATTTTTCTCACTTAAATCGGGTAAATCTTTAGATATGTATGTTTGTAGCACCTCTTTACTTAAACGTGCAAATTCAACTAAATTTTGTTGATTCTTCTTTACAAACGCTGAACGCTTATCTAAACTATGATACCTAAGAACGATATAATCTTTAGTTGGTGTATTTCGTACAGTTTCCCAACTATCCTCAGCCTTTAAAAATGCCATATCATCTTGAACCACGTATAGTCTGAGAGATTTATCAAACCTCTTCTTGTTTATATTTTGCATTATATATGATACTGAATCTGCACTTATACGTTTGGTATTAGTAACTTCTAATATATGTGTTAGGTATATATTTAGAATTGTTTGCTCTTCTCCAAATAATATCAAAAAATGTGGAATATCATTGGATGAGATACGTTTCATTAAATCTACAAGCTCCATGTTTTATTTCCTCCTGTTACTCCATAGCGTGGGCATGGTGGTGCTAAAGTGATAGGTACAAAAGTTACAAGATATATAATATGAGTAGGATATTTAGCTTTTAGACAATTCATTTTCTTTATTGCCATTGATTTATTCCG